CGAGCGCGCAGGCCGGCACGGCGCAGGCAATCGGCGCACTGACCGAGATCGCGCAGGGGTTGGCCGTTCAGGCGTCTGCGGCCGAGATGAAGGCGCAGCAGGCCCTGGACGCACTCGCCGCAGTGCGCCAGCAGGTTGACTACCTCGCCAGCGCCCCGCCGCCGCGCGAGTTCAAGCGGGCGCGCTACGGGTCGTTCTACAGCACCGCCACGCAGACGGCCGCAGTCATCAACACCGCCACGGCGATCACGTTCAACACGACCGACCTGAGCGTAGGCGTGCGCATCGGCACGACGACCTCGCAGGTCATCGTGGACACGGACGGGATCTACAACTTCCAGACCTCGATCCAACTCGACAGCACGGTGGCATCGGCTCAGGAGTTCTACCTCTGGTTCCGCAAGAACGGGGTCGATGTCACGGACTCGGCCTCTCAGGTGCGCATCCAAGGCAACAACGCCGAAGTGTTTGTCGCGCTGAACTACTTCTTCAACCTCAAGGCGAATGATTACGTCGAGCTCATGTTCTCGGTGAGCAACCTTGGCGTGCAACTGCTGGCCTCCGGGCCTGTCGCGCCGCATCCCGGCATCCCGAGCGTGATCCTGACCGTGAGCAACAACATCCAAGGAGTCCAGTAAATGGCCGTCACCCTCAAGGTGCTGGTGCCGCCGCTACAAATGCAGGCCGCGCAGACCACGCAGTACACCGCCACCAACGTGCGCACGATCATCGACAAGGCGACCGTGACGAACACGAACACCGCCAACTTCACGTTCTCGGTGAACCTCGTCAACTCGGGCGGCAGCGCCGGCAACTCGAACCTCGTGATCGACACGAAGACCGTTGTGCCCGATGAAACCTACCTGTGCCCCGAGCTTGTGGGTCAGGTGCTGGAGCCGGGTTCGTTCATCTCGACCATTGCCAGCAGCGCCACGGCGCTCACGCTGCGCATCAGCGGACGGGAGATTTCGTGATGGAAGGCGCAAAGAAGCCCGTGATCGTCCTGGGCGGGTTCAACGGCCTGGAGTCCGATGACGAGCCGTTCATCACCGCCGCCGAGAACCGCAGCAACACGCAGATGGTGATCCGCGACTGGATGCTCGGCCCGGAGAAGCCCACCAACGTGCGCGGGGCGAACAAGCCCTACTGGATGGCGCTGGGCAAGGCCATGCAGGTCAGCGAGACTGAGGCGCGCAGGCGTCGCTGCTCGAACTGCGAATACTACGACAACACCCCCGAGACGCAGGGCAAGATGGACGCGATCCCGTGGAACGCTTGGGACGTTGAGGCCGGGTTCCGCGGCTACTGCACGAAGTTCGACTTCGTGTGCCATGACCTGCGCTCCTGCCAGGCGTGGGAGGAGCGGGAGTTTGAAGATGAGGACTGATGGTGCTATGATCGCCGCCGCTGAGACTGTCGGCCTCCAGCAGCCACCGGGAGGTGCGATGCTGCGTGAGAACCTCGTGCAAGTGCTCCAACTGCCCAAGCCGGCGGTTGATTGGCTGTGCTCGCTCTACGAGGTAATCCAGATCTTCGACGACTACGCCGATGGCGACGAGGTGCCGCGCGAGCGGCTCAACGCGCTGATCTGGGACGCGCTCGTGGCGATGCCCGGCAACTCGTTTTTCGTGGCCAACGCACCCGCGCTCCTGCCGGTGCTCGCCGTCCAGATCCTCAAGTGGCAGGGCGCAGACGCCCGCGAGCGCGAGGGTCAGCCCAGCGAGATGGCGTTCGCCTGGCGCGCCGGGTACTACGATGTCGTGCTCGCAGCGGTCGCCGCCTGCCACGGTGCCGATGTGGCCCACCACGCAGCGCCGCTGGTGCTGCAACTGTACGGGGAGCGGTACGCGGATTACATGAAGGAGTTCGACCATGCCTGAACCGACAACGGCAATGGTGGCAGGGAGTACGCTCCTCAGCAGCGCCGTCTCCTCCCGCGCCGCAGGCAAGGCCGCAGGCCAGCAGGCCGACGCAGCGCAGGCCGGCATCGAGGAGCAGCGCCGGCAGTTCGACAAGCTCCAAGAACTCCTCGCCCCCTACGTCCAGGCCGGCACGCCCGCGCTCCAGGCGCAGCAGGCTCTGCTCGGGCTCGGTGGCCCCGAGGCGCAGCAGCAGGCCATCGCTGGGCTTGAGGGCTCGCCCATGTTCCAGGCGCTCGCGCGCCAGGGCGAGGAGGCCATGCTCCAACAGGCCAGCGCCACGGGCGGGCTGCGAGGCGGGAACCTGCAAGGCGCACTTGCCCAGTTCCGCCCGCAGATGCTCGCGCAGGCCATCGAGGATCAGTACAGCAGGCTCGGCGGCATGACGGCGCTCGGGCAGCAGTCCGCGGCCGGCGTCGGCACGGCGGGTATGCAGTCGGCTGGCCAGATCGCTGGGCTGCTCGGTCAGCAGGGCGCAGCTCGGGCCGGGGGCACGCTGGGGCGTGCGGCTCCGTTTGCCAATCTGTTGAACATGCCGGCTCAGTTCTACGGGATGCAGATGGGAGCCGGTAAGACGCCGGGGTTCGGGTCGCTGTTCGGTGGGTCTTCAGCGAACGTCCCGATGCAGTCGGCCGGTCCCGGCATTTCTGGCTTGCCGTCATGGGCGGTGATGCCGCCGCCTGGAGGCTGACATGGTTGCACCCATCGACTACTCGCTGCCGGGCGTTCAGTCGCCGTTCCAGGCGTTCCTGCAAGCGGCTCAGGTTGGCGCTGGGCTTTCCCAGGCGCAGTTGCAGCGGCAGCAGTTTGAGGCGCAGATGGCGCAGCAGCAGCAGGAAGCCGCTGCCAAGTCCGCGCAGCAGACCGAGATTCAGCAGTTGCAGGCTGTTCCGATGGAGCAGATGACGCAGCCGCAGATGCTGCGACTGGCGCAGTTGACAGGCAGCGAGGCCACGCGGGCGTACCTGTTCCGCGCTGCCGAGCGTATCCCGGCTGAACGGCAAACTGGCCTTGCCCGCAACTACGGCAGCACGATCCTTGCGCTGGTGCGCAACCCTCAGATTGGCGTGAAGCGTCTTGAGACGCTTGCCGAAGCCGAACAAGATCCCGAGCAAAAGAAGGCGCTGACCGCGCTGATCGAGACTGCCAAGGTTGACCCCCTCGCCGCTGCCAAGTGGGGCGTTGACATGATGGACATGGGCGGCGGCAAGTTTTCCGAGGTGGGGCAAGCGCTGCGGAAGGCGCTGGGTGCGGAGTTCGGTGTTGAAGGGGCGCCAGTCAAACTCTCGCGTGGTGACGTGCTTGTCACGCCAACTGGCCGCCAAATTGCAGCCGGTCTACCAATGGAGCCGGCGACCCCCTCCGAAATCCAACAGTACGAGTTGGCGAAGCGTGAAGGATTCAAGGGCACGTTCTTCGATTTCAAGCGTCAGATTGCAGAAGCTGGCCGCACACCCCCCGCGCCGCGTCAAATGGAGCCAATCGATCCTGCTCGCGCGGCCTTCCGTGAAGTCGATGCGGCCGGCAACGTCACGTTCTTCAATGCCTACGGGCAACCCATCCGGTCGCAAGCAGGAGCGGCCAAGCCAACTGCGACGTTCGAGAAAACGACTGCGCAGCGTAAGCAGTTGGTGACCGATCTTGACCGCACGATCACCGAACTCGAAGACGCCGCCAAGCCGAAGGGGTTGATTGAACAATCGACCGGAAGTGGTGCTGGGCGATTGGTTGACGTTGGGGCAGCATTCATTGGTCAGGCGACCCCAGGAGCCATCGCAATCGGACGGTTGCAGCCAATTGCAGACATGGTACTCAAGATGGTGCCTCGGTTCGAAGGACCGCAGTCTGATAAAGACACGCGCACCTACAAGGAAGCCGCAGGTCAACTTGCGGACGCCACTCTACCGACTGAGATCCGCCAGCAAGCGGCCAAGGAGATTGTGCGGCTCATGAAGGCGCGCAAGAATCAGTTTGTGACGCAAGAGATGGCTGCCGAAGGTGCCGCCCCTGCCGGCGCTGCACCCGCAGCCGCTCCTGCCGCACCACGTCGTCGTGAGATCGCCCCCGGAGTCTTCGTGACCGAGAGGCCGTGATGCCGAAGTACACACTGGAAATCGGCGGCAAGACCTACGACATCGAATCCGACAAGTCACTGTCGGACACCGAGTTGATGGGGTACGCGCAGCGCATCGGCGCTCCGGCACCCGCACCAGCAACACCTCCCGGTGTCATCCCCGGTGCGGCACCGGGTATGGTGGCGCCTGCGCCCGTTGCTGCACCCCCGTCAATGAGGCAGCGAGCAGTCCAGTTCGTTCGCCCGACAGTCGAGGCACTTGGTGCAGCGGGTGGAGCGGTTGTAGGCGCACCTCTCAGCCCACTCGGCTCGGTCGCCGGCGCGGGGTTGGGTTACGGCATCGCCAAAAACGTGCTTGATCTCGCTGAGGGTACGCGCCCCCCGCCAGCAACGGTGAGTGAGGCGCTGGTGAGCGGGGCGCGCGATGTGGCAATGGGTGCCACTTATGAGACGGCTGGGCGCGTTGCCGCCCCCATCGTTGGCGCGGCTCTCCAGCAGTTCGGGCAGACAGCCACCCGCGCACTCGACCTCAAGGGGCGCCAAGCCACCAAGCTCGCGCGGGCCGCAGCAGGCCGCGAGATCGACGCCATCAAGGCGGCGCTGCGCAACGCATCGCCCGATGATCTACCCGCTCAGGCGACGGCCGGCATCGACCGCAAGGCATGGCAAGCTCTGAACGCTCTTGGCTCGTCGCTGGACGACACGGACAAGATCCTGCGCCGGCAGACCGAGGATCTGATGTCCGATCTGTCGCGCATGGCGCGCGGTGGCAATGAGACGGAGATCCGCAACGCCATCGAGGCGTCTCGCAACGTGCTCAACGCCATCACGTCGCCCATGCGGCAGACGGAACTTGCCGCCGCAAACCAGGCTGCGGTGACGCTGGCAAAGCTCGGCCCCAAGGCAGCACAGAAGCAGGCGTCCTACATCTCCGCGCTGCGCGAAGGTATGCCTGCGTCGGCACCCGCTCCTGCCGCTCCGGGTTTGATGCAGGGCACTGTACCCGGCACACCTCAGCCGGGTGCTGCGGCCATCTCCAGCAGCACCGAGGCTGCGCAGCGCGCGGAAGCCGCGGTGCAGCAGATGCAGCGCGTCGTACCGGGACAGATCCCGGCCATCAGCGCTCGTCAGGCCGCTCGCACACAAGCCGCCGCATCGCAGCAGTGGCAGGACACCGCCGACGCATTCGCCCGTGTTGCCACGCAACGCCGCACAGAGCGTGACTTCGTACAGCGCCAGATTGGCAGTCTTGAAGACTACGGCCTGCGCCCGCTGGACGTGAACAGCGTGACGAACACCATCGAGTCCGTGATGACCACGCCGGGGCGTCGCGTCAGCACGATCCAGCAGCAGGTGCTCGGCGGTGTTCGTGATCGACTGCAAGCCGCGGCGGCACTGAACAATGGTGTCATTGATGCGCGTGACCTCTACACCATCCGTAAGGAAGGTGTCAACGAGATCATCGACACGCTGATGGCGGGGCGCGATCCGAAGGTCAGCAAGAAGGTAGCGGCCGACGTACTCGGCGTCGTCAAGCCGGCCATCGACGACGCCATCGAGAAGGCAGGCGGCACGGCCTGGCGCGACTATCTCAAGACGTTCGAGATGGGCGCCAAAGACCTTGAGAAGCGGCAGATGGCTGCTGAGGCATGGCGGTTGTTCAAGGACTCCCCTGACGAGTATGTTCGACTCGTTCGAGGAAACAACCCCACCGCAGTCGAGTCTGTTTTCGGCACGGGTAACTTCGACATCTTTAAGGAGATGGCGCGCGAGATGCCCACGCTGAACAAAGCCGCCGCGTACATTGAGCGCCAAG